TCATTTACTCATTCAACTACTTTGCAGTTGCGAATTGTCGACATGTCACCAAATTGACAAATCACCAAACCCGCAAACCCACAAATCAACAATTCGCGGACAATCGAACAAAACACCGAACAACGCCGCCGGGTTGACCCTTCACCCGACCATCACCTAATCTAATGATCACAGGCCACACGGAAAGGAAAAACAAAATGAATGGCGATACGCCATTGGACCATTCGGACTCAAGAGAAGTCGGGCGGCACATTATCGCGAACGGCTACTGGAATCAAGAACTCAATGAGATATGCGCAGAACTTAAATCGGCGCTGTTTTACCATTACGAAGAAATGGAATGTTTTAATTCTCTGGTCTATTTTCTGGTTTATGGTGTGATTGTTCATCCCACCACGCTCGATCCAAAACATGCCTATAACGTGATGAGCGCCGAAACCGTGCAACGTATGATGGCGATCTCCATGGATGCGGTGAAGCCCGGTCTTGACCCACAGCAGGCCATGGAGGCACGGGAGGAACGTCGCCAGGAGTTTGCCTGCCGCCTGGTGAGCCTCTGTCAAGGAGATTGACACAACCGTCTTCCATTGTTATCCTGGAACAACCAAACCACACGGAAGGAAACAATCATGAACATCGATGCAATCAAGAAGTGGGAAGAGTCTCGCGCCGCCTTTGATGCCGCCAAGACCGAGGCACTGGCCGCGGCCGCGCTGGACGTTGAGTCCCACGGGCTGCCCGTAGAGGCCGTCGCTCGCCTGTACGGCTTCTCGGAGCAGAAGCTCCGCAAGGCGCTTGAGGCCTGATCCACGGCCCCTTTGCACCGCTCCCCGGCTCATCCTCCGGCCGGGGAGCGGATTTTTTTCATTCCTCAACTAGTTATTCGAACGAAACGCCGAGAAAAAAATTTTTTGCTGCCAAAGTTGACAGCCAGAAAATTTAGGTGGTAGCCTAGAGGCACAAGGTCAAACAAGGAAGAAACAGAAACGAAACCAAGTTTGATCATGAGGATGAAAACTCAACAGAGGTAGACAAACATAAATCGCAGTATGGAGAACAATATGTTTGAGCAAATTCGTCAGGACATCCTGAGGCACTACACTTACGGCGATCTTGACCACAGGGAGCGGGAGCTTGTGCGGTGACACTCAACGAACTGGTCACTGAGGCAAGAGGCATTTTCGCCAAGCTACCATTGAACAAACGCCGTCAAGGCATGCGGGATCTTGAGTTCACGCTTTACAGGCACAAGTTTTCATTGGTTCACGCGGCTTCACTCCCGGAGGAAGAGCGTGAGTTTGTTGAACAACAGGCCATCAAGTTGGCCACTAAACGGATCAATCTTTTGATTGAGGCACACAAGGAGGAAAATCAATGAACGAAAACATCAATTGCGCCATGCTGATGGCGTTCGCGGCTGTCAACGGCCTTGATGACGCTGCTGCAAGGGTTGCGCTTTCGATGGACATCACTCATATCCATTCCGATATCGTGCTCAAGGGCGAAAAGATCAAGCGCGGTTGTGCCTGCTGCCGGAATGAGCAGCTTGACGCGCTCCATGATGAGCTCTGCGAGAAGCTGGACCGCGTGCACGAGGACGTCGCCAAGGCGCAGAAGAACGACCGCATCGGCCTTCAGTGGTGGGCCTACACGTCTCACGACAAGAACAATTGACAATATTCGGAGGGGTGCTCAACAGCACCCCTCCGTTGAAAGGGGAAACAATGGCTCTCAAGTGTATCACCGATGTTCGCGATCAGCTCAACGGTTTTAGCGACACTCGGATGAAGTGGTTCGCTGAAAGCGTTCTCAATGGAATTGAGGACGACTATGACAGGAAGTACAGGAACGCAAGGCGCCTGTATGACAGCGACCATATCACCAGTTTCGACTTCGCTGAACTGACCGTGGACTTTGAGAACACCGCTAAGCGCCGCTGCTCTGTCCTCATTGAAAAAATCAAGGAATGGAAGGAGTGCAAGTATGCTGGATGAATTTATCGAACACTTGAAAGAAGTCAAAGAAGAAGTACTGGAACATCATTCCACTTTCGTTCGCAAAAACTTCGCCAGCGTGTTGAAGGAATGTGAAGAATCTCTGGAGTCGGCGCTTCACATGGTTGGAAGGTTGTTCCTTCATGATTTCATCACCATGAACGAGTACACGAACTTGAGCCGCACTCTGCTGGAAGCTCATACAAAGTATCTGGAATTCATTGAGGAAAAGATTCCGGACTAAAAGAAAGGCCCCGCATTGCGCGGGGCCTTTTTCTTTGTCAATAAATATCCAAGAATTGATTGCGAGTGGCCGCCTTGTCAAACAACATGCGACCATGCCCGAAAGCTGTCCGGAATGCCTTTGTAAGGTCAGCATTTTTCGCCAGATACACACATTCCTCAGTGACTTTCTGTGGATCCATTGTGAATTCAATGGTCTCTTTCGGCTGCTTGGATGAGCCGTAGAACCAACGTTTTCCGTTTCGCTCGAACTTCCAGAGTGAAACCCAATATCCACCAATGTCGACGGAGCAGAAGTATCGAGCACTGGAAGGCTTTTCACCAATCATTTTCGGAGTGTTGTCCGCAAATTGATTCCCAAGCGCATAGTCGGAATATTCCGTTCCGGCTATGAATTGCCCGAATTTGGTTTTCTCGGCCTCATTGTTGAATTCCGTGGATTGGGGAAAATGCACGACAATGAAGCCGCGCTTACGCTTCACCCATTCACGATCAGCATCTATTTTATAGGCTACGAAGTATGGGTTGTTGATGGATACAGCATTGGCGAGAAAATATACTTTGACTCTATCGTTCCACCGGTCCACGGTCGAATAAAAATTGTTGAATGCGCTGGCTTCGTCGGGGATGTATCGGGTGAATCCTTTCTCAAGAATGAATTCATCAAAGATGATGGTGTGGACATTGTTGAAAACTTTCGACTTGAGCTTTTGGGCGGTGGAAAGAGCCACTACGTAGCCCATTGTTTCCCACTTGTCGTCTAAACTTTTGTGCTGCAATTCATGCTGATGCACGCGGAATTCATCATCAGGAAATTCCTGTCCAACGTCGGCGAAAAAGTTGGCTGCCGCCATTCTTTCTTCGCGATATCTGCGAAGATAAATGAATTGATGTCCATATCTGAGGAAGTCCAGAATCACCCTTTTCTTTGCGCCATACGTCTTGCCAATGCCACGGCCTCCAACAATGAAGTTGTAGGTGCCGTTCCTGGCATCAATGGCATCAAAACAATAGAACTTGCTCATGGGTTGAGCCCCAGTCTTTTCAGCCATGGAATGCAATCCTTGGAGGAATAAATATTACCCGGAGTTATTCCTTTCGGATAATATTCAAAATGACAATGGACTCCAAAAGCCCGCCCGGTTTGCCCCATGAGTGCAACCGTCTGGCCGGCTGTGACTTTCTGCCCTTTGCTGACCAGGACCTTGCTGGCATGGCAATACATGTAGCTCTCCCCAGTGGCCGTGGACTGGATTGCGACGTGATTCCCCGCCCAGGACCCGGCTGTATCGCCCACCACGACACCATCCGTAACGGCCAGCAGCGGCGTGCCGGCCGCACCGGCGAAGTCCGTGCCCGTGTGATACCGGGCCCACGCCCCCGTGGCGCCCCAGACCGCGGATATCCTGTATTTGCCCTTCGCAACCGGCAAGGAGAATTTACCGGATGGCTGTCCGGGATCAGGTGGCGTCGGGGGTGTGTCGTCATCGTCATCCGAGCCGGGAACGCGCCCGGAGGTCCTGTGCCCTTTCGGCCGCCAAATACCGCCATATCCCTTCGAGAATTGCTGGCGCTTGTTGTCCGAAAATACTGCCCACATCGTGCCGTTTATCTCATGGAGATATTTGACCTCAATGGATCCGGAATTGTCCCCGTCGTCGGGTGGTTTTGGTTCGGGTGGCGTGTCACCACCGCCCCCTCCGCCGTCGTCCCCGCCCGGAGTTCCGGGGAGCGTGTCTCCGGAGTACGGGTCGACTTCCACGCCGCCACGCATTCCGGGCTTCATCGTGTAGCCCTTGAATGGCGGACTGGTGTCCCACTTGTCAATCGCCGCTTTTGCCTTCGTATAGCGGCTCCAGTATTTTGTGAATGATCCTCCAACAGCACGGAGCGCGGACATGTATTTGTCCAATGACGGATTCGAGCCCGCTATTTTCACCGCTTTGTTCGTGCCAACCGGCCATTGATGGTTGGACACAATGAACATGATTGCGGTTTTCGGCACCACGTCGGGATCAATCCCCAGTTTCTTTGCGCGAACCAGATAATCACCCATGTCCTGGTTTGCGGTGACGTGTTGTACCCATTTCACCAGGGGCCGCACCATGACATTCCGAATTGGCTGTAATTCCTCTTTCCGCAACCAAAGTGAATTCCACGACTCGTTCGACGGCCCCTGAGATTCCAGCTTCTGCTTCAACCTGCTCGGGAGCATTGCATAGCCAACTGGATCGTATTTGCGAATTCGGGATATGAGACGCCCGGCACGGACCCCATACCATTGCATGATGCCAATGGTTATGGGGTCACCGGTGTATATGTCCGTGTAGCTGAGATTGGATTCCACCAATCCCAGCACATGGATCGTCACATTCAGCTCGGGTGTGCCGAATGTCATTATATTGCCGTCCCGTCAGTTGCCTTCCATCCTTCAGGGGTGAAAATGCAAAGTTTGTTTTTCCCTGAATGCCAGAACATTGCACCCCACATATTTTTCTCGTCACCGAAAGAAGGCAATGCTTCCCCGTATCCGGTGACAACAGCTCCACCGAGCGGCACGGCAAGGTTCTTTCCGGCTACAGTGGTCTTGTTTCCACCACGGGACGGGAATGCCCTATAAGGGAATGTGTAAAGCCCGGACTCAACCATTTTGGGCCGAACGTATCGATAGGCGTTGTGCGAAGTATTCGTGTTGTTCTCGCCGATTGCAACAACTTGCATGGCGCCCGGGTTGGCCTCATTGGTGTCAATAATGAAACCGGCATCTTCGTTCGCGACGCCACCTTTATAAAAATTGCCGATCATGTTGATGTTTTCACCGGCTCCGCCAGTGGTGGCATCAACAAAGGCTCTGTGGTTGGGCACATACACTTGACATCCGATCATGGTGAGCGACGAATTCCCACCCTTGAAATGCACGCCACGGCGCTGATCAGCGGTTATCTGCTTGTCGGTTTCGAAATAGCACCCGGTCACGAGCACGGAGCAGCTCGCCTCCATGGAAATAGCGGTTTGATAGGCCTCTATGGCGCCGCCGGTGATTCGAACCATGGATCCTTCGCGCACTCGGATTCCATCGGTTCCGCGTTTGTCGCCACGGTCTGCCATGATGTGCGGCTCCACAATGGCAATGTTGTAGCAGTAGTTGATGTCAATGGCGCAGTTGTTCCAATACCACTTGCAACGCTCAATTTCAGAATACCAGTTCTGTTCGCAATATACGGCCCGGTCCCAGTGATAGAAGCCACAATCGCGGACGGTCGCGTAGCTTTTTATGTGCAAGCCGATGGCGCCAAGGATATTGAATCCGGGTCCGTCGAATCGCATTCGTTCAAACACGTTACCATATTCGCAGTACACACCTTTACCGTCACGGATATCGAATTTTATTGCAGAATTCGGAACGTTGTCGCCCCACGAGCCCGAGGTTCCTTCAATGTACTGGTCCGGTAGGAAAGTGATTGTGCGAGTTACTTTGTACGTCCCTTTCGGAAAATATATGTGACCGCCCTTCCCCGCTGCTGCAATTGTTGCTTCAATTGCGACACTGTCGTCGGCGGTGCCATCGCCTTTGGCGCCGTAGTCCGTAACCACATGGTAGTAGCGATTGGCTTTCTTGTCCGCAAATTTGCGGACATCTTCAATTTTAAGGTTGGTTTCACGTGTGAGTCGTGAATCCAGGGCGGTGATTTGTTGAGTGAGTTGCTGGCGGGCAGTCGCCAGTGCGGCGTTCAGCTCATTGCGGGCATCACTGATTTTCTTGTCAGTGACTTCCTTGTATTCGCCGAACACCTTGTCAAACTGCTTCGTGGTGTAGGTGAGAACCTCGGAGCCGTTCATCATTGCAAAATGAATGACACCGTTCTCATCATCCGTTACGGTGTGGTGCACGAATTTGGCCACGAATTCGTTGATTTTGTTCGAGACATCATTCACGAAGTCGCGAATGTGTTTGTCCTGAATCTTGAAGCCCTTGAGAATCTCTTGCATTTTCTCGCGGGTTTCCGTGAGAATCTCAAGAAACGAATAGGCGTCACCATAGGTCCAGGGAACAACGGAATTAATGGGCCCAATCTCAGGCAGAGGGTTGATGACCCAATCTTTGTTGTCAGGCATTTCACCTTCTAAATGGATAGTAGGGATAGGGATATACACAGTCCGCGAAAATGGAATCCGAGGCAAAGAATGAATCCTGGCCTCCCCAAATTCCCATGAACAAAGAAGCCAGCCGCGCAATCACAACTTCGTCAATGTTCACGAATGACTCAAAATACTCGTTCAACAGCTGGGCATAGGATCCGGAGCGGCCGTAGGAATCGGACGTTTGTGAATTGTCGTTGTGTGACGCCGTCGATCCCGTGGAATTCGTTGTGTTGTCACCCTCGGTGACGTTCTGTGTTCCCGAGGTCGCATAGTCGCCATTGTTTGCAAGAAGCTGTTGCGGAAAATTTGAGTTGAGCACGCCGCTGCTCGTGGTGGACCTTGCCTTGGTGTTTCCACTCTCGGAGCCGCTGGTCTCCGAGGTGCCCGTTGTTCTGCTGTGGCTCCTATAAGTGTCCAGAATTGTGCCGTCCTCGGTTTTGATTGCGAGATAGGCGCGATTCATTGTTGGCATGATGAGCCGCATTTTACGTCCCAATGCCTTGAAAAACATTTCCGGCGACTCATAGCCGATTTCGCGGAACATGTAGGTGTCCACGATCAGGTTGTTCAGCCGCTCCCGGTAGGCTTCATCGAATATCGGATAATCCTCCAGCCCCGTGGGGATTCCCATTTTCTTCGCATACTCCAAAGCAGTGGAGAACGGCATTGTGTATCTAGACATTCAAAGCACCTGCTTCCTCAGTGAGCAGCAGGTCCGGAATGGATTCGGGGTCGAAACACCACTTCGGGCGTATGTCAAGATTGAATTTGCGGTTGATCTCTTCGGCCGCCAATTTACGGGGCTGAATGAAAGAATTCCGCGATATCAGAACCTGCCCGTCCTGCCCCGATGCCTCATCCGCAACCAATCGCTCTGCCTTGTCCTCATTCACGGAAGTAATACCCATGAACGTCATGGCACTTCGCCAAACCTGATTGAACTCATGCCGCAAACGAGGCAGCAAATTCGGGTCTATTTTCAAGTCCAATGCGGATATTGCGGATATGTCCAGCGAGTCATATCCGAAAATAACAGGGGTGCCGTCCTGCTGTTCTTTCATGATCTGTGTATAGGTGTGCCTCTGTTCCTCAGGACAGGTGATCACCCTGGTGACACGCATTCCCTGAACCAGAATGTCCAACGTGGTGTCTATTGTTCCGAGGCGCTCTGCAAAATCCATGAGATTGTCAATCACGCCGACACGGGAATTCGTGCCCCAAATAGGCACGCAATCATCAATGGAAAGACGAACCGGAGTGTACGCGCCACGTGGGTTGGTGAGGAATTCTGTGGGGTTTCCATACATGTCCAGCGCATTCGTCTGCGTGGCAGAAAGGCACACGAACTCACCAAGTCGCGGGTCAAAGTAGAAAACCACCAGGCCGCCCCATGCGAGTGCGTCTTCCACGTAGCGCCGATCTATCTCTTTCGGCATCCCGTTCCACTCGACACGTGCCATGTACCATTCGTAGAGCTTGTCAAAATATCCGATGGCGCGCCCCGCCTGAACATTCTGCGCTTTTCTGGGCAGAAAGCGCGAATAGGCATCATAAGGATTTTGCCCTTTTCGTTTGGCCATCACAAAACCTCCTTCGGGGCCGTCAATTCATTGTCAGCAATGTCCAGATAAACGATGTCGCTGGGCTTTTTCCAAATAGTTGTTCCGCGCATGAAGATCCCAGCAATTGTGTTCTTGTAGAGCTCCGGGCAGTCAAACCGTGCAAAATTGACATCCGCCATCTTCCAATAAGTGAAGTTGCTCATCGGGGTCAGCGTGGACGGTTTCGCGTACCGATTGAGCGCATATCCGTAACGAAGCCAATATTCTCCCACTCTGACCAGGGCGGAATCGTCAATGCGCTTGAAACGAAAGTTGACAGTGAAACCCTGCTCAAGAATTAGGGTCAGAAAATCGCCGCCGAGTTGCCCGGAAACACCGGGCTGCAACATTTTCGCGTCCTGAACACGAGCGTTCAATGATTGAATTGCCATTGCCCTGTCGCCCGAGGCAACGGCTTTCGCCAAGGAAAGATTCGAGTTGGCAATCTGACGGGACAGATTCGTATTTATTTGATTCGATGCACCAAGTTCGTAGTTGTTGATTGCTGTCGATTGGGTAATCTGGTGCTGGTTCAGATTGTAGTCCACGAAAGCATTTCCGACGCCCATTGCGCCAGAGAACAATCCACCACCAACATTACCCTGTAGAGCAGAAGCAATTCCATTGATCGCGGCATTCGCACCAGTCTGAATTGATTTACCCAAATTCATGTCGGAAGCCAACCCGGCATTCATGTTGTTGACATGCTGCCCAAGCCTTGCCTGCTGGTTCGCGGCATCTATTCCCATCATTGCCTGAGAAAACGCCGTGGACGCGCCCATGTTGGCTTTCTGGAAACCCCAGTCCGCAGAAGCATACCCGGCCGCCAGCGAGTTTTTGTTCTCCGCCATGAAAGCCGTGTACGAATCCGACACGATCGGCAGCGAAGGAAAGTTCGCAATCAAGGTGGCGGAGTCCAGATATGCGCCCGAATACATGTCCTTGAGGTCGCGGCGCATGTAATTCACGGGGAAAATAACGGTTCGTGGTGTGGGTGGAATATTTGATATTCCAACCCTCACGGAAAGTTCCTTGGTGGCAAAGAATTCCGGTTTCAAAACAATAGATGTTCCCGTGAATGTTGTCATTTCAATCACATTGTAGGGGGACGTCAAAAGCTTACTGAGGCCCCTGTACCTTGCCGGAAGATAATTCCGTGCAATTTGATACATGTCCTTCACAACCGTGAGATTGTAATCCCGGGCCCCACCCTGCAATTTGTTGATTGAATTGTTGCTCCCAAGGAAAGAAGTCGACGGATAACCGGAAGAACGCCCCAGACCGGGAACCAGATAACAACCGTAAATGGACTTGGATGCCCACGGGGCATCTTTCAGTGCCGAAAGGGCAGCCGTGAATTCCGATATCGGGCACAGCCAAATATCGGACCCAATTCCGACAGTGTAGGTTTTGTGCTCCGCACGGTTGTTCACCCCGACATGACGGACGTTCGTGTGAAGGATGACCTGTGTTCCCTGTGAAGTCGTCAAAACAGGATCAGAAACATTACCAGGTGAAGTCGTCAAGTCAGCGGAAGCGAGAAAAACAATGGAATATGGGTCGCGCGCTTCCGGGGCTTTTATCTGATTTATGTCATAGAAGTATTCAACGAGGTCGGACCCAAGATCCAACCCTTCCGGAACCAGGAGATTTTTTATCTGATCGGAAGATTCAACCCCCGACACCTTGAAGGTGTAATGGGAGCGTTCAATGAAGCACCTACCGAGTTCCAATTCCCACGTGAACGACTGCCAGACATCCAATTGCAAGTGAAAAGCGGTGGCCTGCGGGGCAACATGAGAAACACCCCGAACAAAATAGAAGTAATCTCCTGGAACATCATTGTGGGTGGCGGCATTGTGCACCCACATGTAATTGTACTTGTAAGCCTCATTCACCGGGATGTCAAGTATGATGTCCTGATCGGGCCGGGCGTACGATATGTTGTCAAGCTTCATATGTTTACCCGGGGACTCGCGGAGATAATCCTTCAATTCCCCCGGAGTTCCGAATTTGACAACATTGTTGTATTCCGCGTCCCATGGAACATTACAGATAAAAACTTCTGTTCCAGCAGTCCAGAGATCGTAGGAAAAGGCCGACCCGGGCACCGTGAAGGTGCCCGGGTCGGGGACGAGTGCCTTATCGCTCATACGTGCTATTATACGGCGTGAGTGGGGCCCTGTCCAGAAGGCCGGGTGACGTCATACAGACCCGCGGCCGCGAGACCGGCAACGATTCCCTTTGCGACCCGGTCCTGCCAGATACGGGACGGGTCGGGGTCCAGCCACTGTGTGGCCACGCCCAGCAACACGGCCACGAGGGGCAGCAACCATACGGGCGGATTCAACTTCTTCAGACAATTGACCATGGCAACAATGGCCGGTACTGACATCACTTCAAGCATTCTTTTCCTTCCAAACATCATCCAGCTCTGGGGGCTCCGGGCTGTTTTCCCGCCTGTACCTGTAATACATGTCCACAAGACGGCGATGAGCGGCCCAGAGCTTGTTTATTCTGTTGTTCTCATGTTTCAGGTTCGCCTCAAGCTCCTTGACGCGCCCCAGAAGGTGCCCGTAGAGGGCACCCACTGAGGCGAGCACGGAAGCCGCGAACACAAGATCAAGATACTGTGGCATGCAACTGCCTGATTTCTTCAATCAATTCGGTCAAAAGTTTCTCGGTAACCGTTTCCAGCGCCCCGACGCGAGAAGCAATCAGGCTGATCATGGGATTCTCGTTGAGTTCGCTGTGAAGTTCTTCCCTGGTCAATTCTTTCACCCCCTTCCCGCCAATGTTTTTCCACCGGTTCAAAGCACCCATCACAAGATGAGAGAAAGAGCCAGAGCCGTCAAGATAAATGTGAACATGATCAGCATGGGCCTCCGACACCCCTCCCCTGTAAAGCCGCTTCCACGAGCCCCTTGAAGGGTTGTAGGAACACGCACAAAGATCGTTGTAGTAATCAAAGATGACCCACCGCAAGCCAATTGCCACCGCATTTTCAATGCACCAATTGACGATCGCAAACGCCTTGGCGCGCTGTTCCTGATCTGCTCTCTGCCCCACTTTGGGGACAACCATCACGTCAAGCGCATATCCAGAGGAATGCTCAAAATTGAGGTCAACCTTCTTGCCATTCCGAATAACAATGTTCGGCTCCCCGATGTCCTGCCCGAACCAACACCCCGGAGGGAGGTTGCCGCGCAACGCCCCCTCCAAGGTCTGAATTGCTCCACTCGCCTGCCTCACGGAACGGGCCAATCAATGTTCTTGCCCTTCACGGTCAATTCAATTGTTTTACTGACCGTCTTGGAGTCAAAAGCCCTGGCCGTAAGATGAATGGTGCCGTTCGGCTCATCCCTGCCGATACGAATGTCGCCGTCGGGTGTGCAATAGGTGCGCTGGGACCTCGCGTCATCGATGGTGTAGAGGATCATGTCCTCCAAAACCTCGGAAGACCCGGTCTTCTTCTTCGCAACCGCTCGCGCCCGGTACATGAATCCGGGCTGCAATTCGGTGGCGGACTGCCCGTCGACGTCCGTGATGTTCACGGCAGTGATGGATTCAATCTCGCTCGTGGGGACATCGGTTTCCTGGACATTGTCGCTCGTGAACAGCACCGCATTCGCAAACAGGCTGTAGGAGATGATCTCGTGATGATGCAGGAAGTAATTCCAATACAACCCCTTCGGGTTCTGAATGGACGTGTTCTCATACAACGTGTCCACGCACACGAAGAACTTTTCATCCACAAGAATTGCCTGCGCATTCGGAATATTGAGTTCCTGCTGGCGAATCTCATGGATGCGGAAAGGAATCTCCGCCTTGTCCATGTTGAAGAGAACCGCCAACGCGCCGACGTTGATGTTGGCGAGACACTCCGGGGTGATGAACAGGTGCAGCTTGTCGCGCCTGGAGTGCTGGAAAACTTTCAGGGCGTTGAATTTGGTGTCCGGGAACGACATGTTCCCGGCGGTTGCCTGAAACACTTTCAGCGCCTGTTTGATGTCCGCTTCCGCCGCGTCAAGTGAATTGATGTTGGGAAGATGAATCCTGTGGAATCCATTGTTGTCGTTGTAATCCGAGAACAGCGAAGTCATGGAAAGGAATTCATTGTACTCGTCACGCTTCTGAGGGGCTGCCATCAGCTGGGCCACAAAATCAGACAGCCCGGTGTCACTGAGGAACGCACGACCGAGAAGAGAATGATTCACACTCACTTCATACATGGGGGTTCTGTTGGTCTCGTAGAAGAGACTCTCAACAGGCGGGAGATTGCGTTTCCAGATCTCCCCGTCGGAATAGTCCTCATTGGCGTACCAGGTCTCTTCGTTGACCATACCGACGTAAATGTCCTCGATACGGCCGCCGGCTTCAAGCTTTCCGCGTTTGAAGCCCTTCAACGGGTTCTCCCACAAATCCATACCCTGAACCGTGATGGTGCCAATGACATTGATCAGGGCGTTCATGAACTCATTGTAGACCGAGCGGTCCTTCATGATTTTCTTGCCCAATGCCTTGATATTGGTACGAGTCGCCTGCGGAACGCTCATCTTGTAGAGTGGGCTCGCGTTGGCATGAATGGTGTCCAGGATCTGCTTGTTGGTTGCTTTCTGCATTTATCAGCCCTCCCCAATAATAAAATCCGCGAGAGCATCGAATGAAAGATCATCCGGGCCCTCTTCTGATTCTCCATTGTCAACTGTGGTCATCTTGAACCAGCGCCGAATCTCCGATATCTCTGTTGCGATTCCGTCGATTCGCGCTGCAAGCGCCGCAATCTGTTCTGCCGCGGATTCCTCTGTCGCACCCCCGGAGTCGCCGCCATGGTTGCTGGTTTCTTCCGCTTCGGCTTCCTCGGCATCGGTGTCGCCGGTTTCGCCGTCCTGCCCCTCATTCTCGGTCTCGGCGTTCTCCAGCGCTTCTCGTGCTTCGTCGTTCTCTGCCACGATTACCTTTCCGGCAGCGGCCGCGATACGTTCAGCGGCGTGGCGCCCGAGCCGCTGCCACACGGACGGAGTGGGGCCCGGTCAGGGGTGGCTTCCCTCATGCTCCCGTCGGACGCCCGCCTTCAAGAATCATACGTCTATTCGATAAGGGGTGTCAACCAACACGGTGCCGCCCCTCACACGCTTCGCCCGGAGCTTCCCCGTCAATTCATGGCCGGCCCAGTAGTCGCCGAGTCGCACTTCATCGGCAATCTCTCGTGGGAGTCCGGCTATGTGTGTTTCATAGCCGAGCACTTCTTGCTTCTCCAGATCTACTTTTCTTTCCGTGTAGGCCTTTGCCCGCCAAAAAGTTGCGTAATCAAAGTTGTATTCCTTTTTCCACGCACCCAACTTGGTTGGATGAATCTCCATTGATCCTTCCGGCACGTCCCCCATGACGTGAATGGAATCGGTATCGGCATAGATGAAGTTGCTGTAATTGGCTTGCGCGGCCTCTATTGTTTTCTTTCGAGCATGGGCGGTGACAAACACCGAAAGGGGGGTGTATATGGGCTTCTTCACCTGCTCCTTCCCCTCAACCAAGCGAATGACACCATCTTCAAGCACGGGATGTTTGCCTGTTACGCGGGGGCGGCTCGCAAATTTTCCATACAGACTGTTCAGGTGAAGTTTGGCGAGCGTTCGCCTTCCTCCTTCTGAAGTGGCCTTGATGTCCATGAAGTGATCAATGTATTCATCAAAAAAGCCTGTTTCCGTTTCAAAATAGTAGCCGCCATTGTAGGATAGAATATCCATGTCATAATGCTCTTGCCACATTGCAAGATCAACACTCGTGACAGACAACGTGATCGGGTCCTCAATGACATCAAGATATTGAGTGGGAACGAACATGGGATTACCCTTCACCTGAATGATCGGAAAATGATTCCTCTTCAATTCAGCGGTGAATGTGATGGACATGATGAAAGCCTTGTCCTCCCATGGAAAGCCATTGAACCAACGTGGATTCCCGTGCGGAAGCGGTTGGGTCCTCATCACCCACGGATAAAGGGAGTTGACGTCATAAACAGTTCCGGGGCCGACAATCTGTCTCGCATATTTGGGGTTGAGATATGTCCAACCGCCCCTGTAGCCGAGTCTAAAATCGTCATCATATTCAATCGGCAGTTCGGGAAACCTGCGCATAAAAGCTGGCATCATTGCCTTGTAGGTGTTCAGCGAATCGGAACCGATTGTGAGGGCCGTCATTCCCTCTTCCAACATCAAAGCAATGGCCTTGGCCCCAATCAACAGGTCATTGACAAGGTATTTTTGTTCATCCTCTGTCAATGTGTGACCGGGGGCCCTGTACTCATCATAATCAATGTGTAGTTTTTGCTCGGTGAGGTTGTAGGCCTTGGCGACTCCGCTGATGGAAAAGGGTAGTTTTTTCAGTGAGTCCAGCAGAGTTACCTTGGTTCCGGTGCGGAAGCGAATCTCTATTGAATAATATTTGCCCATATTGCTTATGAGCGTGGATATCTCACCCTTCTGAGGATTCTTTTCAACCACCTTGAAACCACGGTGCATCAAAAAGGACAGAACAAAATCCCCATCAAAAGCCAGATTGTGAAAATAAACCTTGTCATAGACGCCTTTGGCCAGCTCGGAAAGGAAGCCTTCAATGGTATTCCCCAAAAGGCATTGTTCGGGCGTGACATCCTTGTCGACATTGCAAAGACCCCACGCCCAAACCCGACAATCTTCCGGATTGGTGGTGGTCTCAAAGTCAGCAAAACCGTAATTCAGCGCGGTTTTTTGTGCCTCATTCCTGGCTTTTGCTTCTTGACCCATTCCAGACCCTCGGTTACGTTTTTTCTACTACTCTTTTCCGTACCTTCCCAATATCTTCTGAAAACGCTCGTATCTTTTGCTTCCATGCGCTCTTTCACTGTGAGATACCAAAGAGAAAGATCTTGAGCAAAATACGTGTTGTAAACCCATAGCATGCGAACTTGTTCATCAGTCAGCTTGTCAATCTGTTCACCCAGTTCCGGGGCAACGTAGTCAAGCATGGAATTGATCGTTCTGCGGTAGGAGGCAACTTTCCGCTTCCTACCCTCTGCGGTAAGTGCCTCATTGTACTTGTCGGTGAGTTTTTCCAGTGCCTTTTCGTTAGGGATGTTCTTCGGTACGCGGTGCACTTCGTGAATATCACTTGGTGAAGGCATCTTCGTTCTCGCGGGATTATCCGGAATGGTCATTCTCCGCAACTCGGCCATACTGAGGAATTCGTTTGGGCTTGGCATTTTCTCGAAACGCTTCTGCAGGTTTTGCACATGCTTGTTGTGGCGCGCTTCAGCCTCTTTGTATTTTTGCCACTTCGCACGTTCAATCCATTTACCCTTACCGAGCTGGACGTACTGGTGCTTGCGACTGTTGAAGTCCTGTAGCTTCTTCAAGTAGAAGTCGGCCTGCTTTGACGTGTAGCGCCCAATCTTGCTCTTGTCGCGCAATTCAACGAAGGACAAATTGCGCCCTTTGACGCCCATTTTGATGAAACGGTTGATTTTGCGTCGCGCCTTCTTTATCTCGTTCATGATCAACCGGCGCTTCTCACCAATATCCATGGTCAAAGGGCGGACAGCCAATCAGCTGCCCGCCCCTCCTTTCTGATCAATTACTTGACAGCTGCCCGAAGAGTGAGAAACTCACGCTTCTTGTTCGAGCGCTCCTTGACCGCCTTGATCCAAATCGGCGCCGTCCACTCCGAAGGCTCACCCATGAGACCAATGAGGGTCTGAAGATCACTCCGAACAACATCCGACATCGTCGAAAAGCCCTTGAGGTCCTTCGTGACCAGAACAATCCTGATCCCCTTGTCAAGGGTTCCGTCGTCCGTGGTGAAATCAACAATCTGGGCGACGTAGTGCACGAGTTCGAATGCTTCATCCACGTGCTCTTCAAGAGGTTCAGCCGTGCCGATGAGCTCAAACACCTTCAAGGAATTGCTATCGGTGACCGGGAAACTGGTGGCGACCGTGGTGCCGGGATTCTTCAGGGCGTAAATCTGACCCCTGAGAGAATCCTCCTTCTCCATGGCCGTCATGGGCGCCGGCACGTATTCCTCAACAACTGCAACTTCACTCATTTTCTTTCTCCTGTTCTGTGAAGAGTGTTTCTTGACAATATTCAATTGTCACTTGCGGAGGAAGGTCACTTTTCTCCGCAAATTCGGGAAGCAGGTCGCCGGAAAAGTATTTGAGAATCACACTCTCTTCAACTTTCCGCCAACTCAACGACCCCTTCTTGAGAACAAAGCCGTAAATGTAATCCCCTTCCCTGATCAACTCCGCCCATACGTGTGGCCTGTAGATCGTTGCACTACAGTGAATTTGGTAGCGCTTGTCACTGGAATACTCGAATGAGCACTCCAAACCCTGCTCGTTGACCCTGTCACGCCACTTGTCCGGATCCCACATTCTCAGTAGTGGCTCCATTTCGTCACCAATCAAGATACCTTGCCCGCCAGCAATAAAATTCCTTGGCGGAAAGCTTGTAGGAGTCGGCGCCACTGGTGTAAAGCGCGTATTCCCGATGAACGACCACGTCACCCGTGATGTAGTGGAAACGAATCCAGTCGGGAGCAAGTGTCACTTCGCCCCAGATATTGAGCGCCTTGAGTGCGACATTCTCAAAATCCGTGTCATAGTCGTCAAGATCTTCGCGAAGCTCTTTCTGGGCTTTTTTGAGCTCCGCATTCATGAAGTTGCGGTCAACGAATTCCGCAAACCTCTGGAATGCGTCCCCGTGGAATGCGTCGGTGATCATTTTT